GTCTTGGTAAGACATTACAGGTCTATCTTTCATCATGTAAGGGTTTTCTTCAGCCTTGAGCAACATACCATCATTGGCAATTACGACAATGGCTTCAACCATATCGGTGTAGTCTTCTGCCGCAGAATTCTCAGGAAACAACTCAACTATGTCCTTGTTTTCCTTCATGTTGTTCAAATACTCACGGGGTACTAATCCGTAGTACGTCAACAACAGTACCTTCTCATCTTGGTACTGGCTAACCTCTTGGGTAGCCTCTAGGTCAGTATCTTCATAAGTAGGGGTAATGTCCACCTTGCGGTAGATTCCACGTTCAATACCCTCTACAATCTTATGAATACTCACGTATTTCTCTATCGCCACCCCCATGCAGTCATCGACCGAAGTACCATTCGGGTCGAATAGAAAGTTCTTGGGATTGATAGGCATGATCTTTACAGATATGCGCTCACGCTCCATCACGCCAATAGCCGCTTGCCCTTGCTGATTGGGGATGGCTTGAGTCGATGGGATGTATTCTTTCTCAGTCTTGACAATGATCTCGCCAATGCCTGTACCATAGATTTCAGCCATCAATTCGATCTGGTCGATAGATTTTCTGATTTTGTCTTTCTTGAAGTCTTCCATCAGTTGAGCCTTAATTAACTCAACATCTATAGGGTTTCCACCTATATCTTGGATATTGTCTTCAATGTCAAAGAAGTCGCCTTGCCCAAAGATAGCTTCCATGATCTCAGCATGACGAGTCTCTACAGCTTGTTGTGTGGCAGGAGTAACGATACGGCTACGCTCAGACTCACGGGTCTTGTCTTCAGAAGCCCATTGACCACGGAAGATGCGTTCATACTCTAAATAATCAGGAAGAAAGTTTGTATCTCGCCAATCTCTCCACTTGTCGCAGTGGCTAGTGATGAAATCGGTCAACTCTTTATCAGCCTCAGTAGGCTCATAAAACTCGTTTTGTTCTAGCTTGACTTCTTTGTCTGTTGCCATAGTGTTACCTTGTTGTGTCTTCTGTTAATGGGCTTGCAAAGGGGTCTGCATACTCAAGACCACCCAAGCCCAATGTGCCAGCAGGGATTGCAGTAAATAATGGCTGTCCCTTACCCACACTTTCCTTCATTTTAGGGGTAATGTCAATAAATCGGATGGGTTCTTGTTTTCTGCCAACGCTTTGCTTAATATCATTCCACAACTTTAATTTATCTTCTTCGCTTAATGCTCTCCATTGTGCATCTGATATTCCTCTTTGCTTGATTTGTTCTGCCATATTCCAAGCATTATCTTCAGTGATTATATTTGTCTCACCAACAATAGCATCCCACTTCTTGCCATATTTTTCTAGGAACTTGGGGTAAATCTCATCATAGTATTTCTTCATCCCCTCGCCGCCAATATTAAGACCTTCGCCTTTTATTGTTTGCGAATTGCTTTCCATAATTTTCTTTGCAATGTCCTTACCAACAACTTCAGATAGTTTTTTACCTTGAAGATTGTTTATCTCAAGCATATTGACATTGTCAATAATTCCCTCGTTATTCACTCCTAATTTATACGACCCGCCTGATTTCAAATCTAAAGCAACTTGTCTTGATTTTTCTCCAGTACGAGCATCAAATCTACCAATTACATTTATTTCATCAACTTCATTGCTTAATTTATATCTATCTGCCTGTTGTTTACCAGTAGTCAGTCCAACTCTCTCATACCCATTGTCGGCGGCATACTTCATAACCCGCTTTAAGGCGAGTTGATACCAAGTGTCTTTGAAAGGTGCGTCTGGTACAGCATCTTTTGTTTTTGCATATGCTGACTGTAATTGTTCATATCTTGCAATTTCTTCTGGCTTAATGCCCTTCATAGTTGCATACATAGCAATATTTTGCGCTGGATTTACATCGTATTTATCTGCTAACTCATTTGAATAATTAGCAAATTCTTGCTTTGCTTTTTCAACATCCTTAGTTGCATATCCTCTTTCCCGCCCAGCCTGATGCCAATCGGACTGTAACTCCTCAACCAGCAGCATCTTCTTGCCATCGGCATCAACACGATCATTAACACGCATATGGGCTAGGATGTTAGGGTCATTAAAGTGAGAAGATTGGTAGGGTCTTACATCTTCATTAGCATAAAACTTCTCTAATCTTGCTCGTTCAATATCAGTCAATGGAAGATTTGCAAAACCGCCTTGCCCATACTTTGCCCTGAGTGATTCAGTGTACTTGTTGTACTCACTCATGTTTTCGGGAATCTTCAGCAAAATCTCACGATAGTTTTCACCTCCAGCTAGTTGGTATTTTTGGTATCTTGTTAAATCTGTTGCTGGTGCGCCAGACAATTCATAAATTATTTCTTCACGAGACATCAAAGAACCATCACTATCTAAAGGTTCATAACCTCTAACTCGCACATATTCTTTTTGTAACTGTTGATCTGGAAGTTTTGCAAAGTCTATGTTTCCATAACTCACCTCTTGCAAATCAACCCTGTTGTTCGCAAGATAGTCTTGAACCTCTTGCTTGGTGACATTAGGCTTTTCTTTTAAGAAGTCATCCAATCCCGTCCACGCAAGTTCATCTTTCTTAACGTCAGGGGACTTCATCAAATCATTAAGGAAAGACTGACCCGTACCCTTATTTCTTGGCAAGTTCAATGCTGCCTGTTCAGCAGCAGAATAAAACCCTAGTTCAGAAACTGGTGCTTGAGGCTTGGGTGCTGCCACTGGGCTAGGCTCAACCGCAAACAATGATGCCCTTGGTTCAGCAAACATACTAGGCAGATTAGGTCTACCCATCGCCACGTTCTCAGCCATGCGCTCACCAACCATTCTTGCGCCAGCACGACCAGCCCTAGAACCAAGGGAAGCAGCCTCACCAACAAAAGGCGCAACAGTTAAGGCAGCACCAATTGTTTCAGGCAATAGTCTACTTGTGCCGCCAAGCCCACCAGCACCACTAGTTAGCGGCTCACCATAAGAGATACGTTCAGCAGTCTTCTGAACATCGCCTACACCTAGCAAGTTCATCAAGGGTTTTCTATTGGCATAAAACAAATCCAATGCAGGAACACCCGTTTTGGGAAGATCAGGCATATTCAATGCACCGCCCAATACATCAGAGAACAACCCTGAAATGAAACCTCTAGGAGTCTCTTTTATCTCACCAGTAATAGGCGCAGGGTTCAAGCCCTGTGGCTGCGGATAACGTAACTCTTGTGGTGTGGCAAATGGGTCTTGACCACGGGATAACCTATTTAAAGCAAACTGCTGTGCTTTTTGATCTATCTCAGGTGTAGCTTGACCAGTAGACCTCAGTAATTGCAATTCATCAACAGTCAATGTAGGCACAATCAAAGGATACTGAACTGTCCTACCATTGACCTCAAATGCAGATGAAAACTCTGTCATTGGGTCATTAATAGTGCCAATGTTTCCATAGTAACCGCCACGTTTGGCAGTAGTAGGCTGACTCAAATTCTCAGCGTATCTAGTCCCATAAGGCGCAAGACCTTGACCATCACCACTACCAGATAAACCATATATATAGTTGCGACCTAATGGGTCACTACCAAATATATCAAATGGTTCATTATCTTGATAGTAACCAGTTGCCATTTATATCCCCGAAATAATATCTAGCGGTTGCCACTCATCTTCATCATCATCTTGGAAGTATGAGGTTATCGCCAGTTGATCAATGTAGGAAAGAGCATCAGGCAAGTCATCGTGAACACCTTGGGCGGGGAACATCAAGAGTTGATCTTTGAATTCATCCCAATCTTCCTCAGAGTTCAGCACAATACGCCCATGCTCAAACCTTCCTTGGAGACTCCAGATAATTCTGTCAGTCTTTTTCCTGTTGCCATGCGTCAAGTCAACTATGTGGGAATATACATTATTTTTCCTCATTAGGTCACTCAAATAAGGCAAAACAGCGTTTTTTAACGCACCTCGCTCAATTCCAACACTCAAAGGGCGGTATTCCCGCATCTTCAGCAGAATAGTCGCCGCAGTCTCCCGTATGTCCCAACGACCAAAAACAATTTCTTTGACAAACCATTTGCCATCATCAGTAACCTTGACTACAGCAATGGCAGTCTGGTCAAGACGCTTCTTAGAGTTAGCCGCCTGTCTAGCTACTTCCTCAAATCCAGCCAAGTCAACAGCTACAAAGTAAGAGCCATGTTCAGGTTCTTCTCCGTACTTAATCCATTCTTCCTTGAATACATCGCTTCCCGCATTAGAAAAGGATGCCATATACTCTTGCTTGAAGGCGAATGAACTTAGGGTCTTCTTCGCACTTTCGATTTCACTAGGGTCGATAAGCGGGTTGTCCTGAGTAGTAAAGTGCCAAGATTTCCAATCAGGGTCACTACCCTCTTGCCCTAAGTTGTACAAATCAAAAAACCAGTTCCTACCCTTGGGTGTGCCGATAAACATGGCTTTACCCTTCTTGTCACTCAACGAGGCTCTGATGACCTGTTCCCAAGTCTCAGGCTTAATGTCAGCTACCTCATCCAGTACGGCGTAAGTAAGACTCACACCCCGCAATGTGTCAGGTCTGTCGCTTCCCCTTACATATATCTTTGCGCCGTTAACCAAGGTAACTTCCATGTTATTAACATGGCTGCTCTGGATAATCTCCCTGCCTACGTCAAGTAGTACATCCCACACAATCTGTCGAGCCTGTCCCTGAGTCGGGGCGACATAAAGAACTGCAGACCCTGCAGGGCAACTCAACCCCTCTATTAATAGTGTCGTTACCGCTAACCTCGACTTACCGCACCGCCGCCCCGCCACGACAACCTTGAACCTCGTCTTGTCGGCATAGACCTCCTGCTGCCAAGGCAGTAGCGCAAAGTTAAGGTCAGCCATCTTTAGCCTCTATGTCTTCTATGTCTTTGGGTTCTTCTTCAACTGTCGCTGCCACTGGTGCGCCTATGCCCGTGATATTAATGTGGATTGCACTCCTCTGGCTCTTATCCTTCTCAAACATTGAGACAGGAAGTGTGCGGTCTACACACATCTTGATAGCTGCCATCTGTGCGGGGTGATTGTCGTTCAACGCTATTGAGATCATCTTCTCGACAACATCCTTACCACTCGACCTGATAAGCATATCCTTCAGGTCTTTAATTCTTTGATTATCGGTTTTGGGAAGTGCCAAGTCAGGATTCCTTGCGTACTCCTGTATCTGACGCTTGAGTTTGAATACGCCCTTGGGTCTGCCAGCCTTCTTCTTCTCAGTTGTCGGTTGGTCTACCTCATCTTGGATACTGTCCATTTGCTCTATCTTCACGATTGTCCTTGGGAGTTGTGGGCGTGATAGGGGGGGACTATAGCAAATTAGAGGTCAATAGTCTTTTTTTTATTTTCGCTTTTTTGTTTTGCCGACTTAACCAACTGTGAATAAGGGTTTGTATTTTTTCCTAAATTCGTCAGAACACTTTTTTGCGTCTTCAAAAGACTTAAAGTATCTGGTGTATGCCTTTCCCGCCGACTTTATTCGCACCCTAAAGCTATTTTTCTTAACTACCCAATGGACATGAGGATACAGGTTGTTTTTTGCTGGTGGAGTATTTTGGCTGTTTTCAAAGTCGGTAACCACCCTTAAGTTACATAAGCGATTGTCCGTCTTTACTCGGTTTATGTGGTCTAAATGACCTTCAGGGAACTTGCCATAAACGTACAGCCAAGCAGCTCGGTGCTGTAAATACATTTTGTAGTCAATGCAAACAGAAAGATATCCGTGGGTATTTGGTATATCACTTACTCGGCGACCAGATCGCTGCACAGATTTTATTCGGGTGAACACGCCAGTGTCAGCGTCATAGATCATTAAGTCTTTCAGTCTGGCTTGAGTCAACATGGCTTTTCCTGTTTTATTAGCACCCTCTAAAGGTATCGTAAACACAGGATAAAGTCAATTTCCCTTCTTGAGGGGGGCGGATGCTCCCACAACTATCACGACCAGCGACCACCCCCTCCCCCCCATCAAAATGATAAGAGAGTTATCCACAGGCAACTGTGGATTCTGTGGATAACTTCTGTAAGTTGTTGATTTCATTGAACATTTACAAAGTGCTTACAGAATACTTACAAAAACGGTTTTATACAACATCCATTATGTTAACTTTAAATATCTGAAAGTAGTACACGCATCTGCAAACTGTGACAGGAAATGAAACCAGATGGGCAAATTGTGGATAACTTGCCCTCCGATCTGTGGATAACCTGTGGATAACTTTTATATTTCGCATTCTGAAAAAGATTTCTGGGCGGCTGCTGGAGAGGGAGAGAGGCGGGTGGTGCTTTATTGGGGGACTGTCATCGTAATGCGGTTTGGATGACATTTCAAATTCTTAATAAAACTACGCTAATCTTTAGCCCATCAATGCCGCTAGAACGCATTAAAACCGCCCGTAAAGGCGGTGTAACTAGCTATCCTCATCTACCCCTAAGAAATCCTTTAGATCGTGCTGTGGGCGGTATCCTAGTTCCCACAAGATCGCAAAGCATTCCAATATGTTTTTGAACCCAAGGGAAATGTCGCCACGACCAGCACAGGCAAGGATTGCCTTATCAGCATCAGTCAGAACCCTGTTGAAGTGGGTTGTGTGTACGCTGGCTGGTCTAGCCATCACTTAACCCCAATCGGCTTGTACTTAGCCTCATAAGGCTCACCAGAGAAGATCGCATCTAGGTCTTCTTCCATATCATCAAAGCCTGAACCCTGACCAAAGCCTTCTTTGGGCGTGAACTTGGTAATCCTTGCAGTTGGCACAAGTGCCTTCAGCTTGATGATCTCTTGAACCTGTGGCTCTTGCAGGAATACTTCAATCTCCTCAAGTGTCCAGATGTTCCCATTGTTAATGTCTTTGCGATGGGTCTGAAGTTCAACCGCATCGTTCTCAGTCCTGACCACTACCATCGGT